AACAAAGAAATATTTACCCATGAAACGTAATACTGGGGAAATGGTATTACCTCTTACTCGTAACATTAATTCGTTTCCTGTCTTTGTGTTGTAATATTTATTACCAACTCGCTTAATTCCGCCAGCCGCAATAACTTTTTCAATTTTTAATCTCTCTGGTGATTTAGATTTCATAATTTATAGCCTTTTTATGAAGTTTGTGAATTTTCCATAAACTCGGTAAATTTTGTATAAACAGAGTTTTGCTCACAAAATGCCTGGGCGTATTCGATTAGGCTTGCACCTCTTGCTTTGTCCATTGCAGCCGTCGATTCCCGAAGGTTGACGAATTCGCCTTCAAGACCAAGAACCATCTCTGAGCCTTGTTTTGTGGCTTTTGCATGGGCCGAGACCAATAGAACCTTCCATTGCTCTGCTGTCCGTGGCTCCCCAGCCCAAGTGAGCCCTGATTTGGCCAAGTCTGAGCAGATTGCGTGAAACTTGGCGTTTTGCTCAAGTGAGCGGGTAGGGGCCTTGAGCGTTACCACGTGGCCTTCTGGGGCTGTACGGATGGCCTCGATAGCCTTTTGTCGGGCTATGTGGTGGGCCAGTCGGAATAGTTGCTTCACTCGAAACCCCTGCTACCGGCTGTCTTGCATAGTGGCTGTGGTATTGGGCCACTCCAATCAACGACCTTCTGATAACGGCCTTCAAAATGAAGTGGAACCATCCCACATGGCCCGTTTCTATGAGCCACTATCTCAAGCGAGGAATAACCGTAAAACTGAGACTCTTTCTTGCTCAGGGGGTGGGCGTGGTCTGTGAAGAGCAGGGCTATTTGATCTGCTGCAGCCTCAATGGCCCCTGAGTCGCGCAGATGTGTCATCGTCGGTTTTGAATAGGACTCATCCGCTTTTCTGTTCATCTGAGACAATAGAATCACAGAGATTTCTAAGTCAAGTGCAAGTGCTTTCAGGCTATTTGAGATGACATCTAGCTCACGATTTCGGTTTTCATCACCCCCACCTTGCATTAACTGCAAAAAGTCAACAAAAAGCACATCAAGCCCACGCTCACGTTTGACTTTCATCGACTTCCTGCGAACATCCATGAGTGACAATGCAGCTTGGTCATCGTGCATCAAATTCAATTTCGCAAGTGCTGTACTAGCTTGTACAGCTAAATCCCACATCCCAATGTCATCCACATTGGCATCCAATAACCTACCTAACTCGATGCCACCCACAGCAGCGGTGTGGCGGTGCATGAGTTGGTTTACAGGCATCTCTTGGCTCAGAAAGAGGACGTTGTACTCCCGAGCCATATTCCTGGCCATCGCAAGCGATACAGCCGTTTTCCCATGCTTGGGCCGCGCCCCAATCACCATCATCTCCCCACGTCTGATGCCACCGCTCAGAATCTTGTCTAAGCCCAAAAATCCAGTGGGAATAGCAGGGCTTTTGCCTTGACTCATCTCCTGCAAAGAAGTCATGTAGTCGCTTGCTGAATCTTTAATGTGTCTTGGCTCTCCCTTCTTTTTGGCAAGAGATAGCTTTGCCAGCAGCATTTGTGCCGAGTCAACTTTTTGAGTCACGCTACGGCCATCTTTTAAATTCGCTTCTACGAATATCGCTTGCCCTACTTTTGCCAAGTTTCTGGCTTGATTAGCCTCAATAACAATATCCGCATAACGCTTTAAATTGATCGCACTTGGTACGCATTGGGACAACTGCCCAAGGTAATCAAGGCTGACTAAATCGGTTTGCCCATTCGCCTCGATCGAGCTGTAAACCGTTAGCACATCGATAGGCTTGCCAGAGGCAGCAAGTTTGGTCATCGCTGCAAAAACGACTTGGTGCTCTTGTCGTAAAAATGATCCAATTTCGATTTCTGAACAGGCTCTGTAGATCGCCTCAGAATCGAGCAGAACACAGCCCAAAAGGCTTTGTTCGACTCTCACGATGGTCTCGTCTTGGGTCGTTTCAAAGTCGTTCATGCTGCCTCCAGTGCGTGTTCGCGGTGAGCTTGCACACCAACGGTTGACAGCGCAAATCCATCACCGTTTGCCCTCCAAATCCCAAACCAATTGCCCCTGACCGAGTTTGCAAAGACCTTCCTCCAGTCTGAGTATTTTTTCGTATTATTTTCAAGGTATCGTTGTTTGAATACGCGCCAATGCAGTCTTAGCATTTCGTCATTCAAGCCTACATTTTTGGCATATTCAAAAATGTGATTGTTTTCGTTTATAGGTTTTTCTGAATTTGCCTTGCAGGTTTCGAGCCAAGTCGAAAAAGTTTTTGATGCGGTTTTCTTTTTTTCCTTTTTTTCTTTCTCCTGTTCCTGTTCCTGTTCCTGTTCCTGATTAGGCATAGCCTTAAAGGAAGGCTCACCGGAAGGCTTAAATGAAGGCTTAGGCAAAGGCTTTGTGAAAGCCTTCGGCAAAGGCTTCTCGGAAGGGCTGCAAGCCTCTAGAAATGGGGCTTTGTAAGAATCTCCAAGCGTCTCTAGGTACTCTAAAATCGACCTTATTGCCTCGTCTTTCAGTTCACATTCGGGCAATAAATCGATCTCCTTCGCCCAAGACTTCACAACATTTGGAGACTCTGGTTTGTTGTATTTAAGTGCGTTTGGAAGCCACACTAAACGTGCTTTCAAATCGGCTTTGGCTAAGCCTTTGTCTAAGACTTCCTGGAAGGCTTTATCGAAGGCTTCCAGATCCCATTCAAGCTCTTCTGCCATAGCCGCACGGCCAGCCCTAAATAGACCTGGAATCTGGCATGTATTGGATCCAGTTAGGAGGTAAAACCAAAGGCCTTGACCACATGGTGGTATTGGTGATAAAGATTTAAATTTCTCGTCCGACCAAGTGCGGACTTCGATCTTCCTATACCGGCTCATGATTGAATCCCTAAGAGCTCTTTTTCCATTCTTTTGATTTGTGTCCTACTGCGACCCTTAATCAGGCTCTCCATTCGTCTGCGGTGAAACTCGGCCTGCTCACGTAAACCCGCATTCATCGCAGAAATCATTAGCTTGGATGTGTTCTTTATTCGTAACTCTCTGACTAGATCATTCATGTCATCTCCGTACCGTGAGATCGCGGGCCCTACCCGCCGTACCTAAAAAACCTCCGGCCAGGGCGGGATACGTCCGCCTCTTCGGTTGCGAACCTAGACCTTCGGAAACCATCAATGCACGCTCCCCATTGCAATTTGAAACCTTGGGCTCATTTCAAGGGCACTGATTAGTACCGCCGTCGCCGTGCCGGTACGGGTTCTCTGGCTTGGATTGGTTCTCTGTCAGGGGCTCCCACATCAGCCAGGGCATTGCGAAAAAGAAAAATGGAATTAGTAAAAGCACTTTTATTCACTTAATTAGTTACAACTTAAGAAAGGATTTGGTGTAATCTCCTGTTCTTTCAACTTCTTCAAGATTTCAGGAGACCCAGCATGAGCAAGAAAGATGTGCCGCAGATAACCCGATGGGGTGTGACCATGAAGAGCACTCACACGCACGAGTGCGTCGATCTCTTGCAAGTCAAAGAGCACTTTCACAGCCTCGGTTTTTTTCCCCATCACGTGCGCTCCAAAAATTTTCGTTTTGCGGTCGTTCTATCTATCTCTACCTATTACCTTTACAAAAAGGTATTAGTTACTCAAATACCTCTAATACATTTCATATACAAACGTTACATCTTCCCTACACTGTCTTTGGTGAAGACGTACCTAGACCTACCTAAATACGCCTTCAGAAACCTCCTCCTGTCTTCGGAGCCAGATTGCACCCGGAAGCCTTTCGGGGGGCAGGTGCTTCCTTCGACGCCTGCCACGCTGTTTCACCCCCTTACCCTGCTAGTCGCGCTTTGTATGGCCACCCCTACGATGTCGCGAGAGCCGCGAATGACCACCTATTTCCGCTCCAAAAAAGGCGGGGATGGCTCTTTCATGTTTAGAATGTGAAAACTCGACTTCTCACACCCCAAACATATTGAAAGGCAACCCCCATGAAAACTAATACTACCAAAACATTCAAAAACAAGAATACAAAAAAAAAAGACGTGATTTTATATATTGAAGAAAATAATTATCTCAACTCCGGCCAGTACTTGTGCCAGTCATCGGGCCTTAAGTCCTTTCGAGTCACAAGACCATTGGTAGCTAGCTCAATCTCTGTGCACCTCGAAACTGGACACTCAAGCACTCCATCCTTTATCTGAGAGATAAACGATGGAGTCACAGATAAGCTGACGGCCAAGCGTTTTAGTGCCCCTCTTCCTGACTCGATTGCGAAAGTAGCTAGATTCATGTTTTTTATTGTAGCACAACTAAACCAAAAAGACAAGATAAACCTTGTTTCTTTGCAGAATGGATAGGTTAGAACGTCTAAATCTTCTTTTAAAGACTCGTTTCTCTGGAAAACAAAAGTCCTTTGCCGAGGCAATTGACAGATCACAGTCCCATGTAAGTCAATGGTTAAAAGGTCGAAGTGTTCTAGGTGATGCTTCTGCACGTAATATCGAGGTCACTTTAGACCTTCCTAGCGGCTGGCTGGATCATGGCGATGCGGTTGAAAACGTAGTACACGTAACCCAAGGTCGGCTAGTTCCGCTGCTCAGCTTTATTCAGGCTGGCGGCTGGGCAGAGGTTTATGAGGGCGAGCCCCAGAAAATGATCTATGCCAGGGAAAGCAACCCAGGCCCCCACGCGTTTGCCCTGCGAGTCGAGGGTGACAGTATGACGAGCGACAGCACCCCGACATTTCCAGAAGGTACGATCATCATTGTTGATCCAGACAGGGGCCCCAAGGCGGGGGACTACGTGGTAGCCCGTTACGGCGAAGCGGCCACATTCAAGAGGCTCATGACCGATGGGGCCGCGTGGTATCTGAAACCGTTAAACCGTGATTACCGGCCTATAGAGATAGACAAGCCTGAGAAAGTTGTCGTAGGGGTCGTGATCGAGTACTGGACAGGCGGGAAACTATGAACACCCGCTTTATCAACAACTATTCGGAAATCCCGAACACATACTGATAATTTCTGTCAGTCACTCGAAAAATTAGAGAATCTGGCTTTGATAAATCAGGAGTTGTCAAAGATTACTTGACAACTTGAGGTCATCTCAACGACACCATTTCAATAGTTATGCAGGGGTCGCCGAAAGGTAGCCCCGCACCCGCCCACCAAAGCGAACAGGGTTATGAGCCATGACGCAGTCACGTCATGGCTCTCGGTTGGTTGATGGGGAAGGTATTCGCCCTTGAGCCACTCGGCAAACACAACCGGCTGATAAAGCTTCAGAAGTATATCATCTTCCTGGCATCAAGAAGCCGATCAAAACTGTTCAAAACCCTCACTTTTTGAACACAACACCCCCATTAAATACACAAAAGAACATATTAATTCTTCTAAGTTATTGATTTTGTGTGATTTTGCAAAAAATAGAAGCCAAACTTTACTTTTTTAGTTTAGTTGTGCTAAACTTCGACC